CAATATTACTACATTTTAGTGATGAAAACATGCAATAAATGTGGTGTTCCACAAGATTTATCGTTTTTTAGAGTTTGCAAGTACGCAAATGGCACCAAATATCACAAAGCAACTTGTAGATCGTGTGAAAATTTACAAGCAAAACAATATGCTCAAACACATAAAGAAGAACGTAAAGAATATACGAAAAATTTTGTCATAGAAAATCCGCAATATATTTCAAACTGGAAATTGAACAATAGAAAAAGGTTGCGTCATCAAGAAAATGAAAAACGTGCCACTGATGTTAATTTCAAGTTGAAGAAAAATGTATCTAGGGCTATTAGCCACGTTATCACAAAAAATGGCAACTCGGTTTTCAAGTATTTACCATATACTACGCAAGAGCTTAAGTGTCACTTAGAAAATAACTTTGACGATAAAATGAGTTGGGGTAATTACGGCAGTTATTGGCACATTGATCATATTATGCCGCACTCTACTTTCAAATATACTTCTATGGAAGATCAGGCATTTAAGGAGTGTTGGTCACTAAATAATTTGCGACCATTGGAAGCTAAGAAAAACCAATCAGATGGTGCCACTCGAATTAGGCATAAAGGAAAGTAAATATGCGTATAATGCCATATAACAGTAGACTTAACGTTCAAAGGATAATCTAATGGCTAACATCCCCGGAGCAACAAATGCCCTTCCAGGCGTATTTACAAACGTAATAACACAATCTAGTGGTGTTGCGATCCCTGGAGGTTCAAGAGTCGTAGCTATGATTGGCCAAGGCTCAACCAATGAGACCATCATATCTCAAGCCCAGGGTGGTGGAGTAGATGGACTTGATCCAACCTATACGACAACTACTGGCGCTGACGGCAGACACTTTGCGCTAGCTAATTTTCCGCTAATTCAAAATCGTACAACTATCTTCAAGAATGGCGTTCCACTAACTCTATTAGAGCTTGGTCCAATTACACCAACTACAACTTTCCCCTTCACCTATGACGTCCAGTTGGATATAACAACTGGTCATCTTCTTTTGCAGGCAGCTCATATCCTCAATCAGGGTGGAGCAAACTACGTACCAGTTAGTACTAACGTTGGATTAGGTTCCATCAATGCTTTGACTCTAGTAGATGATGATGCCCCACCAGAGACCTGGACGATTCGTTGTGTCGGTGTTCAAAGAAACGCTATGAACCAACCAATCGGCGGAACTGCTCAGTTCCTAGCCTTCGGTTCTGTTTCCGGTTCTCCAGTTGATGCCAACGGCAATCCAATCGTTTGGGTCGCTAACGGACAAACTGTTAGCAATGGTATTTTGTCCTTCAACATTACCGAAACAGTGGTTTCGGGAGTTACAATCTCTCCATTTGTCCCAGGCGACGCTTTTACTATCAAAGTTGAAAGTGGTGTTCTAGTTCGTGGTGACTCTCTAACTTCTAGTGAGATTCCAGTTGCTAATATCAACACTCCTACTTTGACTCAAGGTATTGGTGATGTAGTTAACCTTGCAGGCCCAGCTAGCATAACCAACAACTTGACTTTGGGCGCCCAGCTATTGTACTCTAACAATGCTTCTTCTATGATCGCATTGCAGGCAGCCCCTCCACTACCAAGAAGAACCTCTTACGTATTGGACCCAGCAGTTGATTCTACTTCAACTGATGTCAATGATTATATCTTCCCATTCCCACTAGGAGTGGTCCCAGATATTAATGATGACATCCATGTCTTCATCACCAACCCAACTACGGGTGTAGAGGTGCAGGTTCTACCAAACAAATTTCCATTCTACACTATCAGTACTCCACAGAACCCAATCTTCGGAGCCCCATCTGAATCAGAATTCGTCTTCAGCTCTTTGCAGCCACCAGCCGGATACTCATATGACTATAGCGTTATCAATGGCTATGAAGTTACCTTCACTCAGTTTGATGGTTATGTCGGTAGACTACCGGCTTTCATGAGCAAGGCTTTGTTCTCTTCTGCATCTATTGAATTCGATAACACTTATGTAGGTCAACTACTTGTTCTTTTCGATCCAAATAATGCGGCTAACAACGGAACCTTCAATATTACGGCTGTTTCCAATGGTCAGTTGTCTATTTCGACAATCACCACTGGCGAGCCAGGTGACCCAGTTCCATACGAAAGTGATAGCGGATTCCCAGATTTTACCTCTGAAGACTACTCTACTGAGTCAGTTCCATTTGGTTTCGAGCTAATCTATATTCCAACTGGCTTACCAGTTGCAGGTGGTTCAGGTACAGACGGAACTCTAGTTGCTTTCTTGAATACTGCTACGGCTACTTTGACCAGCCATGCTCAAGTCAATTTCGGTAGTTTCCAAGCTCTAACTCAAGACTACAGAGTACAGATCAATGGTTCTCAAGTTAAGAACTCAGCAACAGGTTTGTCCAATAATGGCCTGTATGATATCACAGGTTATGATTCATTAACCAATACACTTACTATCGCCATGGCTTTCGTTAGCGCAGGTCCAGGTTTGAGATATGAAGTGTTAGACCCAAGTGCTAGCGGAACAACCACTTACTTGATTTTGAACCAGAACGTTGTTCCAAACGGTCAACAACTAAGAGTAACAATCGTTGATCAAAGAGACGCCTCCTTCTACGATGCAGGTTGGGTTAATGCTCTAGCAGCACTAGAAGCGGTTGAATGCGACATTGTTGTTCCATTGCCAAACCAGACTATCTCAGTTATCTTCCAAAACGCTTTGAGTCATTGTATTGCACAAAGCAACATTGTCAACAGACATGAAAGAGTGTTGTTTATCGGAGCTATTAGTGGATTGACGCCAGCCAATTTGACTGGTCAGACACTAGCCTCTGTTGAAGACCTCGGTATCCTCGAAGGTATCCCAAGCAACGACATTACTAGCACATTGGCTGGAAACATCCAAGACATTGCTAACTACTCTGTTGCTGATGCTTACGGATTCACTTTCAGATGTGTTTATTTCTATCCTGACCAGATTGTGGTTCAGGCTGGCGCTAACAACGTCTTGATCGATGGTTTCTACATCGCAGCAGCCGCAGCCGGTTATGCAAACGCAGACCTAGCTCTTCAGAATCCATTCACCAACAAGGTGTTCAGCGGATTCACCATCTTGAGCAACAAGATGTACTCAACTCTAATCCTAGAGCAATTGGCAGCAGCCGGTGTTTGTACCTTGCAGCCAGTCTCTGGTGGTGGAAGAGTCGTATGGGGTATTACAACCTCTCAATCTGGATTCCCAGAGGAACAAGAAATCTCTATCGTTTTCATTAGAGATAGAGTTGCAAAGGTGCTACGTGCTGGATTCCAAGGATTCATTGGAACTCCACAGACTGCCAATACACAGCAACAACTAAGTACAGAAGCAACCATTCTACTAAATGCTTTGGTTTCACAATCTTTAATCACTGCCTTTACAGGCTTGACCGTTCAGCAGGACCCAGTAGATCCTCGTCAGTGGGACATCTCAGTAAGTGTACAACCAACTTATCCAATTAACTGGATCTATATTACAGTTACAGTGGGTAATTTGGGAGTGTCTTGATATAAATATACTTAGGAGTATTTGAATATGACTACAAACTATCCACAAACAGGATCACTATTACAAGGTAACGGTTATAACACAACCGATACAGCAATATCGACTAATATCTTGATTGCCGTTAGAACGCCATCAGGATATCAGCCAGTTGGAGCAGTCCAATCGATGGCTATCTCTGAAAAGAGATCAATCAAGATGATCGATGAAGTTGGAACAGATGGTCACATCGACTCCGTACCAAATCAATCAACTAACATTACTGGAACTTGCCAAAGAGTGAGATTCCAAAAGCTCAGAATTGCTGAAGCTTTTGATAGACCATTCTTGCATGTAGCATCTCAAGTATATCCTTTTGATATTATCATTTTCGATAAACAAAAGTATAACCCAGGCGCTCAAGTAAGCACAGTTATCAAAAACGTTTGGATATCTGGTATTGATTATACTTATCAAGTAAGCGATTGGGTTATTACTGATAGCATGACTTGGGAAGCTGAGTATATCTTCAGTAACTTGAGTAACTCCAGTAATCCAGCCGCAACAGGTGGTCAAGACAACTTGCTACAACCATTCTCCTTTACTGGTGTTGGTCAAGCAAATCCAAACTGGATCGAGTCTGCAACGGACTCTGGACAAGGTGGAAGAAGAGGCTCTTTGGATGCTGCTGGTCTTATCGACCTCGGCTCTTCTCAATACCCAGGTACAACTGGTATCTTCTAATCCATACTAATTAATAAGATTATAATAAACGCCCGGTCTAATAGGATCGGGCGTTTTCATTTGTTATATATTGTTTAGGAGTTGTGGAATGCTTTTCTACTGTTACAAAATTACTAACTTAATAAATGGTAAGATTTATGTTGGTCAAACAAACCGTCCAACTAGAAGATGGACAGAACACAAAGTACGAAATACTGGATATCCAATTTCCAATGCCATTAAAAAATATGGTGCCGACTCTTTTGAATTCAAAATTATAGCGATAACAGATCAGCAAGTTAAAATAGATGAGTGTGAAAAGTATTTTATTAAAAGTTTCAAAACCAATGTAAAGAGATTTGGCTATAATTTAACTGCTGGCGGAGATGGTATGTTTGGTAGAAAACATACAAATGTAACACGTGCCAAAATGAGTATAGCTCATACTGGACATAAACATTCTAAAGAGACCATCGAAAAGATGAGAAAATCGAATACAGGAATACGTTCTACACCAGAAACTTGTGAAAAAATTCGTCAAGCTAGAATTGGTACCAAACGTCAAACCTTAACGCTCCTTAAAATAAGAGGCGAAAATTCATGGAAAGCTAAACTAAATTGGAATATTGTTAATGAAATACGAGAAAAATATTCTTTAGGCAATATTACATTAACAAAATTAGCAAGTGTGTATGGAGTATCTTATTCAACTATTCAAAATATAATTAGTAATGTAACTTGGAGAATATAATGCCAGAAATAAAATCGCCTCTAGTCAATAAACAAATTAAGGGTCAACCAATGAAGGATTTTAGTGTGCCAGATGAGAGTGGTTATCAACCACCTCAACCACCACAACAACATCGTCATTTTGAACAACAGGTTCCTCAATTTGATCAGAACGCCATGAGAGAGTTTAATGCTGGCATGCAGCCTCCACGTCCCGGAGTTGCAATGAAAGAGTTAACCGATGAAGAGATGAGAATCATCGAACTCAAGAAAGCTAAGAGAGAAGGCAAAGAGAGACTATCTGATGGTGCTAAGCGTCGTATTGATATGCTTATTAATATGACTAGGCTTACTAGAGACCTTGAAATTGAAGGTCAGCAATACAGATTACAATCTCTTAAGTCCATAGAGTTACGTGAAGCTTTAGTAGCTACTGCTGAGTTTGAAGGTAGCATCCAAATCGTCTTTGAGACCAGAAAACAATTACTGGCACGTTCTTTGATTTTGGTTGCTGGCGTAGATGTTCAGCAGTTCCTAAACTCTGATGACATACAAGACAGAATAGATTTCATTGAGCAGATAGATCATGCCCTTTTATTAAGACTCTACAATGAGTACCTTTCACTAGCACAAGAAGCACAGGATAAGTATGCTCTTAAGACCGAAGCACAGGTCAAGGAGGTTGTTGAAGATCTAAAAAAATAATAAATGAACCGGAGTATCGTTTTATTTGGT